CAAGACGGACTTGCTGAGAAGATTAATGACATTAAGTACGAGGTTACTCATACTAATGATGGCAGTACCGTTAAAGGAAGTTTAATTGAGTTAAAATCTTCTCAGGCTACTGATCGACAACGCTTATTAAGAGTTGAAGAAAAAGTAGATGATCTACAAAAGCAAATGAGAGGGCATCATCCTTATGGCAAAGAAGCAAGCACCGAGAATTGATCTTAACGATCAGTTGGGTACGTTGCTGCTTCGCGCTGCTTCGGCCCCAAGTATTATTAACTATGAACCACACAAGAAGCAGTTAGCCTTTCACGGTATGGATAGGCAAACTCGTTTGTATATTGGAGGTAACCGATCAGGGAAGTCAGTGGGTGGGGTAGTCGAAGATATTTGGTGGGCTACAGGAAAGCATCCTTATATTGAGACTCCCCCGCCCCCTGTTCGGGGACGTGTTATTGCAGTTGACTATATTCAGGGTATTGAGCAGATTATCTTACCTTTGTTTGCTCAGTGGTTACCTTTGTCTGAGTTAACTAATGGTTCTTGGGAAGATTCGTACTCTAAAGGCGATAGAGTTTTAACACTAGCAAATGGTTCTACTATTGAGTTTATGGGCTATGAGCAAAAGTTAGAAAAGTTTGCAGGAACATCACGACACTTTGTTCACTTTGATGAAGAGCCGCCTAAGTCAATCTATATTGAGAACCAGGCTCGTGTTGTTGATACTGGTGGTAGGGTTTGGCTTACTATGACTCCGGTCGAAGGTATGACCTGGGTTTATGATGATATTTATGAAAGAGCCAAGAAGAAGAAAGACCCTAACATTGGGGTTATCGAAGTTGATATGACAGAGAACCCTTATCTGTCTCCTGGTGAGATTAATAGGTTCTTAGGCTTACTAGATCAAGATGAACAAGACGCACGTATTCACGGTACGTTCGTTCAGATTGGTGGTTTGGTCTACAAGAAATTTCAGCAAGAAATTCATGTTATCAAGCCAAGTAAGCCCCCGTTAGACTGGGAGTGGTATCTCTCTATAGATCATGGATATAACAATCCTACTGCATGTTTGTGGCACGCAGTATCACCTACAGGGTATGTTATGACTTTCCATGAACACTATCAGTCTGAAATGACAGTAGCCCAGCACGCTGCTTACATTAATGCTATGACAGTTGCTTTTGGTAGGCCAGTTGACGTTACTGTAGGTGACCCTGCTATGGCTCAGCGTAATGGCGCTACTGGAACCTCTATTTTTGAGGAATACGCTAAGCACGGTATTTATATTGTACCTGGCGGCAATGAGGTACAAGCCGGAGTTGCTAAAATCCAAGGATATTTAGCACAGAAACAATGGCAAATTACTGAGGACTGTCCTAATTTAATTTCAGAAATGCAACGGCTTCGCTGGAAAACATGGCAGAATAAACGAACCGCAGAAAAATATAACAAGCATGAAGTAATCGAAAAGAAAAATGACCACGCTTGTGACTCTGCCAGGTATTTCTTTTCTATGGTTCCCGATCTTTCCTATGACCCGCAAAGCCCGGCCTCTGCCCAAAACCGTGATACCTTGGCTATGCCAGAGGCAGTACCGTATGCCACCGATAGGGACTGGCAACTATCGGCCCCGCAGTACCCTAATCAAGAAGTAAGCGCAATTGATGAATACGTTGGAGGTATCTGGTAATGGGATTTGTAACTCAGCCTTTGGCTATGCCGGCTGTTTGCTCTAATGCCTCTTGTGGCTATGGAGGAAATAAGCGTAGGTATTATGACTTCGGCCTTAATTTAGACTACTACGGCGTGGTCTATCTATGCGAACTTTGTCTCCGTGATATGATTGATAATCTCGAAGGTGACAAGGTTGCGAAGTTGACTAAGCGTGTTTCAGAGTTAACGAAAGAACTACAGGAGGTTACAAATGACAGAGACAGTTACTTGGACGCTCTTAGGCGTGCTGAGCGTCCTATCCCTGTTGCTAACGGGCAGTCTAGTCTTTTTGATAACGCTGGTGATTCGGCAGAATCAGACGCTGACAAACTTAGTAGTGTCCGGCGACCCATTAGTGTTCTCGACGTTACAGCAGACGATTAGCCCCCAGGAATACGATGAAGAAGTTTACCTTGCTAAAGATGATGTATCTGAGGCCCTACAATATGAGAAACTAACGGGAGATAAGGATGACGATTCCGACCTTAGAAGCCTCGGCCTCACTTTCTGAGCCTGTAGCACGTCCAGAATTGGCTCCTGATGTGTTAACTCAGTTAAAGCCGTCTGAGCGTGCTGAGATTGTTAGTTTTGTGCGTAAGCAGTACCAGAAGTGTAAGGATACTCGGCACAAGCAGGAGGCTCAGTGGTACGTTAATTTAGCCTTTTACTTCGGCAAGCAGAATGTGTCTTTATCCTATAGCCGTACCGCTGGCTTTAGGTTAAATACTCCCCAGGCTCCTTATTGGCGGGCACGACCTGTTATTAACAAGATTAAGCCTATCATTCGTAGGGAGTTGGCTAAACTTCTAAGTACGGAACCTACGGCTTATGTTGTTCCTGCTTCCTCAGAAGATCAGGATTTGTTTGCGGCACAGGCTGGTCAGAATATTTGGGAGAGTCTGTACGACAAGCACAAGTTACATAAGATTATTCGGTCGGCTGCTTTTTGGACTAGTATTACAGGCAATTCGTTTATCAAGGCTTACTGGGACCCCACGGCTATTGACCCTGATAACCCTACAGTTTTAGGTGATTTAGCCTACTACGCTATCAATCCTTTTAGCATCTTTGTTCCTAGCCTTACTGTCGAAGATATTGAGAAGCAGCCTTACGTTATCGAAGCACAGATGCGTGATCTAGAGTGGGCACAGTTAAACTGGGGAGATAAGGTTACTGAGCCTATCCAGGCTTCTGGTCGCTCTGATGCTATTATGGATTCAGGCTTCTTAAAGTTAATTGGAGCAGAGGACCCGCCGTTAGAATCTGTCGAAGTTGTAGAAATGTGGATTAAGCCGGGACAGTTTAAACTCTTTCCCGAAGGCGGTATGGTAACCCTAGTTAATGACCAGTTAGTGCAATATATTAAGGGCCACCCTTACTCCCACAACAAGTATCCTTACGCTCACATTGGGCACATTGATACTGGTGGGTTCTACAGGGATAGCGTTATTAACGACTTAATCTCTCCACAGCGAGAGTTTAATCGCACCAGGGGCCAGATTCAGGAAGCAAAGAACCGTATGGCTAAGCCTCAGTTGCTTGCTGCTAAGGGTTCTATTGATGCTTCTAAGATTACTACGGAACCTGGACAGGTAATCTTTTATCGTATCGGCTTACCTCCGCCCTCTCCTTTACCGTTGCAGCCTCTTCCTCAGTATGTGATTGATGAGACTCAGCGGATTAAAGAAGATATGGACGATATTTCCGGTCAGCACGATGTTTCTAGAGGAACTGTTCCTCCTGGTGTTAGTGCGGCTACAGCAATTTCTTATCTACAGGAGCAGGACGATACTATGTTATCGTCTACTGTTAGAGAGATTGAGACTGCCGCAGAAAAGATTGCTAAGATTAGCCTATCTCTAGTCGTGCAGTTTTGGGACACTCCGCGAATGGTTAAAGTCACAGGTACTGATGGTAGTTTTGACGCTAAAGTCTTTGAGGGCGCTCAGTTAAATGGCAACACAGATATCCGAGTAGAGAAGGACTCAGCGTTACCTACTTCTCGTAGCGCTAAGCAGGCATTCTTAATGGACCTCATGAAGATGGGCTTTATCTCATCTGATCGGGGTCTAGAGTTAATGGAAGTTGGCGGACTCAATAAGTTGTACGACCAGATTCAGGTTGACCGTAGGCAGGCTCAGCGAGAGAATCTTAGGATTCAAGGTATGCCTATGGAAGTTATTGAGCAGTACGGTATGGCTATTCAAATCTATGAGCAGGCTGTGGCTTCCGGGGCACAGAATATTCCCCCTGTTCCCCCGCCGGTCCCGGTTAATGACTGGGATAACCATGCTGTTCATATTGAGGTTCACAATAATTTCAGGAAGAGCCAAACTTTTGAGGCTCTCCCGGATATTATTAAGGCCGCATTTCAGGATCACGTTTCTATGCACGACCAGGCTTTAATGATGCAGCAAATGGCCGCAGGTATGATGCCGATGGAGCCGGGCCAGGGTAACATGGAGACAGAACAAGCGCCACCGGCAGGTGGACAACCCTTGGAGGGAATGTAGTATGGTTACTAAGAAGGTTAAGGTTCTAGGAGTTTCGCCTGTTAATGAGGGTTCCGACCAGTCGGGCGGTAATCACAATGCGCGTACTTCTCCCGTTACTTTTGATGCTGTTGGACGTAAGCCTCCGGTAAAGGCTGACACTAAGACTGAGAAGAAGTAAGGATTTATTATGAGCACAGGCCCCGTTGAGACTGAAGGTTTTGTTCCGAGCGAGGGAGAAGCAACTCCTGCTCCTGTAGGAGAAACTACTCCCCCTGTAGATAATGAATTGCCTCCGGCAGATCACCCTGCTTGGGGAACTATTTTAGAGGAAGTTCCCGAGGTTTTTCGTGACAGGCTTCGTCCTAAGTTGCAGGAGTGGGATAAGGGAGTCGAAGGTAAGATTGCGTCAGTTAAGTCTGAGTATGAGCAGAAGTTACAACCGTGGCAAGAGTATGAGTTTATTCGTCAGGCCGAGTTAGAGCCTAAGACGGTACAGGCTGCACTTACTATGTTTCAGCAGTTGCAGACTGATCCCAAGGCTTTTTACGAGGCACTTGCTAATCATTATGGTTTCGCTCAGGGGCCGCCTGCTTCTCAGCCAGCGGCTACAAGCAATTCTTTTGAGTTAGACGGTGACGAGACTGCGCCGGGGAGTATTCCTGCTAGTGAATTAGCGGATCTCCGAAAGCAGGTTGAGGCTGTTGCTAGGTACTTAGTTACTCAGCAGCAGACTGAGCAAGAGCAGCGTGAGCAGGCAGCCTTAGAAAAGGAACTGTCTGACTTGCGAGAAGCACATGGAGAATTTGACGAGGAATACGTTTTAGGCTTAATGGCAAATGGCATGGACGCTAAGAAGGCCGTTGAGCGTTACACTCAGTTAGTGGGACGTATTGCTCCGAAGGTTACTCAGCAGCAAACTACTACTACTCCGCAAGGTAACGGGCAGGCAGCCGCTCCTAAGGTTTTAGGTTCTGGCGGTGCAGCACCCACACAACCCCCTGTAGACCCACGCAAGTTAAGTCCTGCACAGCGCAAGGACTTAGTAATGCAAATGGCTAAAGCATCTTTAGAGAGGAATTAAGAAATGGCTCAGTATGGGCAGGGCGGGGCTACGCTTGTTACCGCCGACGAGATTTTAAAGGAAGTTTACGAGCCTTCTATTCGAGACCAGTTAAACGAGGAAGTTGTTGCGCTTAGGCGTATTGAGCGTACTTCTGAGGGTGTCTCGTCTAATGTTGGTGGCTCTTACGTTGTGTTCCCGATTCACGTTAAGAGGAACACTGGTATTGGCGCTCGGTTAGAGGATGAGGACCTTCCGACTCCTGGCGCTCAGGGTTATGAGCGGGCGCAGGTTCCGCTTCGTTATCAGTATGGTCGTCTGCGTTTAACTGGTCAGACTATTGCTCTGGCTGCTTCTAACGCTCAGGCTTTTGCGTCGGTTATGGAAGATGAGACGCGGCGTCTTAAGGACGACTTAGCGAAGGACCTTAACCGTCAGGTTTACGGTAACGGTACTGGTGTTATCGCTACTATTACTGGTGCGATTTCTGGTAGCGACTGGCCGGTTGATGGCGGTGTTCAGTGGCTTCAGGAGGGTATGGTTGTTGACACTGGTACTCTTGCTGGTGGCGTAGTTACTATTGTTGCTACTAACAAGGTTGTCGCTAATATTGTTGACGACGGTGACGGTACGGGTACTGTTCAGTTATCTGGCGGTACTGGTTCTGTTGCTAATGGTCACGTTATTGTTCGCGCCGGTAACGCTACTACTACTGGTCCTGCTCAGCGTGAGTGGACTGGTCTTGGTAAGTTAGTGGGTTCGGGCGATTCGCTGTTCGGTATTGATGGCGCTAGTGTTCGGGTTTGGAACTCTGTTATCGAGGATAACGGTGGTACTCCCCGCGCACTTACTGAGACCCTTATTACTGGGGCAGCCGACAAGGTTCGGAAGAACGGTTCTACTGTTTCTGCCATGTTTATGAACCTTGGTGTTCGTCGGGCTTATGCGGCTCTGCTTACTAGCCTTCGTCGGTACGTTGGTACTACGGAGTTTAAGGGCGGCTTCTCGGGTATTGCTTTTGCTTACGACAAGGGCGATATTCCTATGGTTGTCGATGTTGACGCTCCGCTGTTCAGCATCTACGGCATTAACGAGAAGGAAGTTAAGGTCTACCGCGACGCGGATTGGGCCTTTATGAACCGCGACGGTTCTCGTTGGGCGCGCGTTTCTAACCGTGACGCTTACGAGGCGACGATGTACCAGTATTCTGAGTTAGGTACTCACCGTCGTAACGCCCACTTCTTCCTCGGTGATCTGATTGAGGGATAAGTTTCCTAATATCGGGTAGGGGCCTCCCGTATTACGGAAGGGAAGGCGGGATACGGATTTGGATGACCTCCCCATCTCCGTATCCCGCTTTTTCCTTTTCTACCTAAGGAGTTTATTATGGTAATGATCGCCACAGACATAGGATTTGTGAGCCAAGATCATGCGCGTATTGCAGAAATTATCGCTGAGTACGACCCCAATCTTAGGCTTGCGTTTATTCCAGAAGGCAAGCGAAATCCCGATGATCCTAACGAGAAGCCTTTTGCTGTCCTTGACATGGGTAATGGACAGAGAGAGCCTCACGTTATCTTTCACGCAGATACTTGTGACGAACGGATTATCGCCAGAGTCATTGAGGCTGACCAAAGGGTTAGCGATCTTAACACACGATTCGCTGCCGAAGAAGCCGCAAGACAGTTAGTTGATATGAAAAAGCAGATTGAGCGTTTTGAGCACGCAGAGGATGTGGCTAGAACTATGCGTCGCAGGAGTTTCTCGTGAACGTAAAAGACGTGATGATTAGAGTTAAACGGACTTTTGGTGACGAGTCCGGTACTCAAATCACTGACGACGATATTATTCGTTGGATTAATGATGCTCAGAACGAGATTGGGCAGACTCAGAAGTTAGCAGAGACTACAGGTACTCAAAGTACTACAGAAGGTACGCTAGAGTACGACTTGCCTGCTAACTTTATTGAGTTTAGGGCTGTCTATTACGATAACTATAAGTTACACTATTTAACTCAGCAAGAGTTTGATGAGTACGTTAGGCGTATTGATAGCGATAGGGCTGTTAGTGTTAATACTCAGCCTATTTACTACACTTCTTGGGGCGACAAGATTTCTCTGTACCCTGCCGTTGAAGAGGGTAAGACGCTAGAGATTCGTTATGTTTGTTTTCCTGCTCCTGTTTCGTCTGAGTTAGATAGCCTTACTCTTCCGTTAAGGTATCATCAGCAGATTGTAGAGTTAGTTTTAGCCTCTGCATATGCTTTAGATGAAAACTTTGAGGCGCACAATCTAATGCGGAATCAGGCTAGTGCTTCTCTTGCAGATTTAGACGGACAGGAGAGTCACGACGCTCAGGACGAGTATCCATTCATTAAAGTCCGATTGGAAGATGTTTAATGTCTGGAACCGCGATTACTTTAGGACCATTTTCCGGTGGAGTTACTAACCGTGTTGACGACTTTTCCTTACTAGAAGATACAGATTTACTAGTAGGACAAAACTTTGTCTACGACGTTAGAGGCAACTTAGTTAGCCGACCGCCTATTGTAGAGAATAATGTTAACTTGGGCACAGAAGAGTTAGAGGTTATTCTCTGGACTTTAATGCCTAGCGGTGTTGCATCCCCGGAGGTTTATGATGTCCTTGTTGTTAGTAGTGGGGATGGAACATGGATTTCTACAAACAGCGCCGCATTTGTCAAGGTTAGCGACTACTATCACCCAGCCTGTGTTCAGGGTGCAAGAGGGCAAGATAGCGTATTATGGTTCGGTGCTTCTCCTGACCTCACTGAAACCGGTGGTTATTGGGAAATAGGAGATACTGCAATAACCACTCTTAGCAATATTCCTCAATGCCGCACGATGGCTCTATACAAAGAGCGCGTTTGGATGGGAAGTATTGTCGGCGGCTCTGTAGGTATCTCTGGTTCCCTTATTGCTTTCAGCGCAATTGCCCCTGTAGATAACGCAGATTTTGACCAGACTGATGCTTCTGACAGAGGTTCTGGTTTCATTACAGTTAATCCTAATGATGGTGAAACTGTCAATGCAATTATTACTTACAGGGATACTATTTTAGTCTTTAAAGACGAAAGTTGTCATATTGTAACCTACGACACGACAATTGATAGGTTACAGATTAAGGCTATTTCTGATACTGTTGGCGCTAACAATGACCATGTAGTTGTTATTTACAACGACGTAGTTTACGTATTACATGAGCGTTATATCTACAGGTTTACTGGACAGTCTTTTGCACCCATTAGCGAAAAAGTTATCATTGAGGGCGCTGATAGCGGTACCTTATCAGTTTTTAATGATATCTTAATCGCTAAGCGGGGAAATGTTTATTATGCCTATAATTTCTATGTAGACGCATGGACTACTTGGGTAACTACTCGTCCTTTTAATTGGCTAGTAGAACGTCCTGCTGTGCTGAACACTACTGAACTATTCTATGTAGGAGGTAGAGTAGGGCAGAATGATCTAGTAAATATTCAGAGTACTTACTCTGCTTTGCGTACTGAGTCTTTTGCATTTAAGGCTCAGACTAAGTATTATTTTATGGGCACTTACGATTTTAAGAGGCTATTTGGTTGGGGCCTACACGCGAAAAGCCAGTTTGTAATTACCGGAGGAATTGATGCTGTTGGAGAGGCATTTGAGCCTTCAGTAGTTTGGGATAGTCTTTCTCAGCCAGACACTATTACCACCTCTGTTTATGGACACTTCTTTAAATTTAATAAAGCCTACAGGTTTAAGCAGGTTTCGTTTAGGGCCGAGGGCACCAGCGACGGTACAAGCCCCGCAACTATCTATGTAGTGGTTGCCACCCTCCGACCGACTCAGAAGCCCGTAGGCAGCCCTGTGAGCGCTGTATGAGGCCACCAGCGGGGGCAGGCTCTCCCCTTCCTAATGAGCACTCCGATAGTGACCATGATGCTTCGACATTAGCCGGTCACCATACTTTAGGGACTTATCGTTTTCAGGGTTCGCCCGGTAATCATACTCATTCTGTAAACGATCCCAATAGTGTTCCTATCTTTACCGGCATTGATGTTACTATTGACCCTACAGATATTCAGAGCCAACTAGACGCTCTTTGGGATTTATTTGGTCAGTACGGAGTTACAGTGATTCCTAACTATCCTTGGGTATGGCCTCCCGTCAACTGGGACGTAGGCGGTGTAGAGTTTGGCCTATCTGAGTTAGAGACTGTTATTGCTTCAGAGTATACTCAGCAAGAAATTGATGGTCTTTTTATTGCTACAGCAAAGCCAGGTATCGCTATTGTAGTTTGGTCAGATCAAAACTTCTCTACAGACGTTGGCAAGATATTTGCTATGGCAGTTACTCTTGACCCTAACTCTGCTGGGGAAGTACTAACAGGTCCTGTAGTTACGGTGGCTACAGGAGATAGGTATGTAGTTACTAATAGACCTCATAGTGTAGGTAATGGTGCTATTGTTTTACCTAGACTATTAGGGGCTAATGGAGAAATTACAGGCTGGGTCTTGCAAGCAAGTGATGATCTACAAGTTACTGTTACGGCTTTACCCACAGGTTACTATGGCAACTATGGCGTATTTACTAACGGTCAAGGCAAAGCGGCTATTGTATGGACTGCTAGTAATGGTGGAGACCCTAGCGAAACGTACTTTATAGATATTGCTAGTGATGGTGCTTCCCCGACTATCACTACAGTATCTTCTCCGACTGGGTTTAACGATTACAGATTAGCCGCGCAAAGTGGCAATATCACAGCCATAACAGGAGAAGCAAATAAGTGCGCTGTAAGAGATAGTACCGAGGTACAGATTTGGTCAACAGACTGGTCTACTCAATTTACTTTAGACAATACTATTAGTTTTGCAGGGTATGATCCATCCGATGTTTGGCGTGAAAGTGCTTTAATGCCTGGACGTACTTCTGGCACTTTTACTATTGCCGGAGAAGATACAGGTAGGCGTTTAGATGTATTTGAGAATGTACCTATTGCTGGGCCTTTACCTACTCCTTCTTTAAACGGTTTTTATGTCGTTGAGGCTGCTCATGTAGACTACTTTAATCACTTTAACTGGTTAGCCGAGGGACTACGAGGATTTGTATTAGGGCTATTTAGAGATAACAGTTTTATTAGACTTGTCTACTACAATAGCCTAGACGACACTTACGATGAAGCAGACTTTATGGCTGCTCAGCCCTGGGGTAACTACGGGGTTGCCGGTCTTACTGAGGGATACTTTATCTTAGCCTACACAGACGATAGGGACAATATCCAGTTAAGAGCGGGGTGGGCTAGGTGACTGAGAATACTCCCTTCCCTGTAGAGCATATACATGAGGACCACGACAGTTCTACTTTAGCCGGGCACCATACTTTAGGTACTGGACGATTTCAGTTAAGTCCTGGTAACCACAACCACTCTAAGAGTGATCCTAACAGTGTTCCTTTATTTAATGGTATCGAAGTAGTTATTGACCCTACAGACCCTCAAGATCAGATCAACAAGATTTGGGATTTAGTAGGTAATTACGGCGTTACTATTGTTCCTGGCGGCTTTATCCCTCCCTGGACTTGGCCCGGTGGTACTTTCTATACTCCGGTGTATTCTCGCTGTGCTACAAGACCTATAACGGAAATATATTGGGATGCAGAAGCAGATGGATATAGTATACCTATGCCTCCTAGCGTTATGCCTGGAGATATGGTTGTAGGTGCTTACACTTTTAGATGGCAAGGTACTTACGAAGGTTTATGCCCTGGCGGGGACCCTATTGACGTATGGGGACATTCTGTATCTTTTGGCGGTGGAGCAAATCCCGTTGTAGCAGGCTATACTTCTAACCCAACTGATTTTAGTCCTAATGTTTGGTACTACGATGGCAGAGAAACTATAGAGTTAAATACTAACGCTAGTCAATTACGTGTACGATTGCTTTTCTTACCTAATGTTTATGATATATCTTTATCAGAAGAAATGTATTTAATTCAGCCATATACTGGCGACGGAGATACTTATCAAATTAACCAAATGTCTTGGAGTTTTAACGGTGTAGATGCAAGTACCACCGTATTTCCAGGACAACAGTTTTCTGATAACTGGCTACCTATCTACATTAATACAATCGAAAGTCCAGATTTTTTTGATGCGTATAGAGTCCGTTTAGGTGCTTATAGACAAAGCGTAGACCTTAAAGGCGGCATTATTGCTATTCCAGACTCTGCTAAAGATGCTACTTATGCGCCACACCCAAGCGTTACAGATAATGTATATTTCTTAGATGATTCTAGAGTAGGTATTAGTAGAGCAGGCTTAGACTACGAGTTTGACCCCTACTGGGAAAGTTTCGGGTATGTAATCCCATATAACTGTTCTCAGTTAATAGTGCCTAGTTCAGTACGAATAGACAATAGTGTATCTTTTGATATTAGCGGCTCTTGGGACAATCCTTTAGATGACTCTAATCCTATCTACTGGCGAACAGGAGAATTTATTGCTTCTGCAAACTTTGGACTAGTTAGAGTTGCAGAAGTAGATAGTCCTGATTGGTTTGAGAACGCTAGCGTACTTGTAAGACTAGCAAACATGGATACTCAATACTGCTTTACTAGAATTAGGTTTACAGATGCTAATTCTTTCTTTATTTATAAAAGTTTAGACACCCATCCTGACTCAACTAGCCTATCTCAAACCTTTTTAAACCATAGAGCAATAGGGTCTGCTTGGACTGAGACACAGAAAAACCAAGTCTATGCCGCATATACTTCTGTTCCTGTAGGTGCCATAACTCCCTTAGAAATACAGTTAACCGCTGAAGGTGATAACACTTCGGGCATCTATGTATCTTACATAGCATTAGAGAGGGTAGGACCATAATGTTTAATCCCTATTCTGCCGGCAAAAAGTATTATGGCGGGGGAAGGTCGGCCCCCAATATCGGTCCTGTAGACCCGATGGGGTATGCTGAGAGGGACAGGCAGGCACAGGTCCGTCGAAACGCCGTACTTAAAAGATTACAGAAAATGATTACAGGAAACTATAATCATCCAGATGCTAAAAGGTGGTTGTAATGGTACTTCCTAAGATCAGCGGTTCTTCTACTAGCACTCGCGGCTCTAGGATGATGAGTCCTGAATTAGTTAGGCAAAGCCTACAGCAGCAGGGTCGCGTTAGTAATGGCGGTATTTTTGAGCCGGGACACGCAGATGCTCCTACGCCTTCTTCTGCTTTTGTTAGGCAGGTAGGTGGAGGTAGTTTTGGCGGGGGTGGAGGTACTTTTGGTGGGGGCGGCGTTTCTATGCCGTCTATTAACTTTCCTGCTTTTCAGATGCCTGAAATTAGAATTCCTACTTATACCCCTCCTACACCGCCCCCTGTTACTCGTTTAACTTATGAGCAGTTACTTGCTCGTATTCAGAACGATCCTGGTTACCTACAGGAAAAAGCAGGTATTAACCAGACTAGGGCTGACGCTCTTTCTGCCCTTACTGCTCAGGAAGGTTTAGTTCGCACCGACTTAGATGCTAGCCTACAGAAGTTAGGTAGAGCAGAAGATAGCGGTGTGGAAAGCCTTATGGAAGAAATGGCTGGAAGCGGCGCGCTCAGGTCTAGTATTACGCCAGATCGAGAAGGTAGGCTTCGCGCAGGATATCAAGAGCAGCGTGGAGATTACCAGCGAGCAGCAAACCAAACGCTTTCGGGCTTAATGGGTCAGCGCTCTTCCGTTACTAACCAATCTGAGCAGAATGCTACTACTGCCCGACAGAACGCTATTAACAGGTATCTGTCTACTAGGGTTAACCCGACAGAGGTGATTTACTAATGGTTGAGAGAGAAAAGCGCGGCTGGTGGGATATTGGTAGCCCTGGTGAAGATATCGTTAATGGTATTGTAAACTTTACTCGGGGACTTTTTAGGGGCAATACTCCTGCTCCTGCCCCTGTTAATCCTACTTCTATGCAGAGTGCTGCTCAGCGACGTTTAGGTGCTAGTGGCTCTAGTCAGTCTCAGATGAATTTAGACGACTTTATGAACTTTGTTGCTGGGCCGTCTACTCCTGGTTCTGGCGGGTATATGACTGGTGGTGCTCGTATTAACGCACCGCAGATTGCTATGCCTAACATTAATCTTCCTGCTGCACCTACTAATATGGCTAACCAGTTTCAGACTGCCGCTCAGAAGGCATATCAGCCTATGATTGATTTTGGCAAGTCTGTTACGCCATACTACGAAAAGCGCCAGGAGGCTAACTCAGGAGAGATTCGAGACCTTCGCAATATTGCGGAACAGTCTTGGGTTGATACTGCTGGGCGTATTCGTACTGGCGCTCAGGAAACTTCTGCTGCACAGTCTCAGGGTGTGCAGGATATTATTGGCGCATTAGAAGCCTCTGCGGGCGAAAGCCAAGGAGAAATGCAGAGTAATCTAGAGCGTTTAGGTTTACGCGAGTTACGCGGAGATACTGATACTCAGGCTATTCAGGATAGGGCTTCTGAGTCTCAGGCTACTGTAGGTGCCGAAGGTTCTCTTGTTGGTAATATGATTGCAGAGCAGAGCAGTAACGCTGCCAACTACGCAGACACTATTGCGGGTATTCAGGATACTGCTGCGGCTGCTGATATTGCTCTTCTACAGGAGCGTGTTAACGAGTTAATCTTCCGTAATCAGGGACGTATTGCTCAGGCTCAACAGACTCAAGGTTCCGCTATGCTTGAGGCTTTAATGCAAGGGCAGAATATGTATAATCAGCAGTACGGTCAGTATGCTGGTATGCTAATGGATAAGTTCCGTGCCCAGGCTAGTGTCGCTTCTCAGAACGCCGATATGCAGATGCAGGCTGCTAGGTTTAATGCAGAGAATCAGCCACAGTATGTTCCTGGGGAGGCTGGCGCCGGAGGTTTAAGTCCTTCTGAACGTATGAATGCTTTTGCTATGTTTAACGATATGTATGGCCCTGGCGAGGCACAAGAGCCTAGTGGTTTTGATGCTCAGCAGCAGGGATTCTATAACCAGTTATTAGGTGAGGGCTTTACTGACACGGAGGCTAGGCAGAAGGCTCAGGCTGCACGTCAGTTAGAACAGGCAGTTATTAGCCGTACAAATGTTGTTAGCCCTGAGCAGTTAGCCCGTACTATGGCTGATACTCTTGCTGCAACTCCTGAATTACAGCGCTACTTAAGCGAGTACGATATTCTCCCCTACGTTCGACGTGGACAGGATACTGGTTACTATGGTCAGTAGGGTTACTGGAACCGACCTGATGAATTTACGGCATCAGGTCGTTCAGCGTAGGCTGCGTGAAAATAATGCAGCCTTTCGTACAGGTGAGTTAACTGGCGGTACTCTGCCCGGTTCTGATTACCAATTAGCCTCTTCTAGCATTGGCGGAGAAGAGCGCGGCGTATTAATGACTATTCTTGATACGCTTGGCGCTTTAGGCTCTGGCACTAATGCTATGCTTATCGAAGGTGCTAAGGAAACTAAGCGCGACTATGGTCTTGCCGACGATGCTTCTTTATCTTGGAATCAGCAGGTAGAGTCTATCGGTAGGTCTGTTAATAACTTAGGAGAGTTTGGACAAGGTGTTAGGGGCGCTTTACCTGGTGGCGAAGGTTACACTACTTTTGCCGAAGCCTTAAATGAATACAACTCTCCTGCAACCGTAAGTGAGTGGTCTCCTGCTGCTCGCTTTGGTGCTAGCCTTGCTGGTGAAATTGCTACTGATCCTCTTTCTTATGTAGGCGTTGGTGCTGTTCGAGCAGGCTTAAGTAAGATCGGTGCTAATAAAGCTGTTCCAGAAGCGATTAGGACTAAGGACTTAGAAAGTGTGGCGGCAGAGTCTCGCGCTGCTTCTACTGCTGAGGAAGTTGCTTTACAGCAGAATCCTATTGTTGACCCCCGCGTTAAGGAAATGGCCTTAAAAGACAAGGCCGATGATTTAGAGCGTCAGGCTTGGGAACGAGAAGGTTTCCAAGAGTTTCCGAGCGAACCCTTAAGTAATGCCCCAACTTCTGCTGCCCCTGCTCAAGTTGCTGCTCAGGCTCCTGTAGATAGTACCGCTCAGATCGAGGAAATTCAGCGACAGATTGCTGAATTAGCCGAGGCTCAGAATGTTCGTGAGCAGTTTCTTAGGGGAGAAGTTGAGTTTCCTAGCAGTCCTTTAGACCCTTCTAAGTTAGAAGGCGTTGACCCTTCTCAATGGGCATTAGACGGGGCACAAGAAGAAGCCCTGCGTAGATTCTCTGGAATTATGCCCCCTGTAGGTAGAAGTCCTGCGGAGGCTTTACCAGACCCTAAGCGTATGGAGACTGTGGAAGATGTTTTCGCAACTACAGAGGGAGGCGTATCCGTTAGGCTTGCTCGCCCTGAGCGGTCGATTGATAATATTGACCCTGACACTATTCCTGAGGGCGATATTATTAGGATGGACTCTACTTATGACTATCCTCAGTTGGGTGAGTTTGGGCAGGAAATCTTAGGTTCCCTACAGAGAAGTGCTTCTGACAGTATTTTAGACCTTAATATGAGTGCTTCATATAAGGTCAAAGATGGTAAAGTAAGCGTTACTCCTGCTAGTGCTGAGGCTTTGCGTAATACTGGTGCTGTTGATAAAGTCGTACTAGACTCTCCTGCTGAGATTGCTTTTAGTGAGTCTTTCCAGGAAGTTATGAACCCCTTTATCAGCACTAAGTTGCGAAGGACTAAGGAAGGCAATTGGGAAGAGGTTGCTACTACTACTGCTCGCAAGGGCGAGTATGTTCCGTGGTCGCTCTATCCTGAGAAGTTCCGGCTTAAGGTTAAGCAGTCTAGCAATCCTTACTCTGGTTTGCCATTAACTCCCCAGCGGGCTAAACAAGAGTTTGGTGTCTCTCTGCGCCCTGTAGGTACTACTGCTAAAAAGGGTTTCTCTGCTAAAGAGTATTGGGAGTTAATGACTAAGGGTAGCGTTATCCGTACCCAGTCTGCTCCTGATGATCTTATGCGCTATCGTTTAGAAGATTTAGAAATTCTTACTTCTGTAGGCAGTAAGACCGGAGAGCGTACTTGGACTAAACTGTCTGATGTTAAGCGCATTGATGATAAGACTCTTGCTGACCCTAAGTGGTGGGCAAAGGCTATCGAAGAGACTAACGATTTAGCCTCTGGCGCTAATCCTAAGCGTTGGGCAGATGCAGTTGCTCGTCAGCACGCTGCTATTCAAAAGGGTTACATGGGTCAGTTTGAGCAATACAAGGCTCAGTGGAAAGCCCAGGTTACTGACTACTTAGGTGTTACTGACGAAGTTGCCGACGCTGCTTTTGATGCTGCCCGAGAATTCTTAGATAGAGAGTGGCAGAATTTCCTCAGGACTACAGACCCCGATAAGCAGTTCTTAAGTATGGGCCGGTTAACTGAGGCTACTGACATTATGCGTAAGGCTGCTCAGGAGGCTATGTCTCCGGCTGAATTGCAGTCTCGCCTTACGGTGCTTAATACAGAGGCTCTTATTGCCCAAAGCGCCGAAGCCACTAAGAAGTCTATGACACGCGCTGAGCGCACTCTCAAGGCTCTACAGAAGGGCGACCAGGCTGCTGCTGAGAATTCTGCCAAGCGTGCTGATGATGCTATGGCAGAGGCTACTGTTAAGCAGGATGAGGCTACTCTTGAGAATGTTAAGGCTCAAGTCGCTAAGGATATGGAGTTAGCAGAAAACAAGGCTAAGGCCGTTAATGCTACTTCTACTCCTGAAACAGTTGAGGCAGTCTTTAGGGGACGTATTCAGGATAGTACAGACCCTATTTGGCAGGAGTTAGACCCCGTACTCATTTCTGGTATGGATAATCCTGATGCTTGGTTATCTATCGCTAGGGGTGCCGTAAAGGATGCTGTTACAGATACTCTAGACAAGCATTTAACGCATACTGCTCGCAAGGTAGGCGGTCGCTACTTTAACCAGATGGTGCAGCAAAAGACTGTAGAGTCTGCCATTAAGGGTTTGCGTAAGCGTATGACCGGCCTTCGTTCAGTTGAGGGTTTAGATGCTCAGGCTTCTGTTATTTCTACTATGGAGTATAACATCGCTATTGCTTCCTTACGAGCAATGGAAAAGATTTATCCTCCTACTGTTTGGAATGGCTTAAGTAAGACTGCTAGGGCTAAGGGCGCTAATGGTGGCTATCACATTCCTAGCGTCGGTGACCGCTTAGACATTGTTACTGGTAATTGGTCACAGAAGATTGACCCTAAGCAAGCGTATAACCTTAACCCGTACTTCTCTATGCGGCTTATGATGGAGCATTTAGGCGGGGTCGCTAGAGGCACGACTACGGACGTTAGTGCTCATATTTCGGCTATTGCTAGGCCAGACCTTTTGTCTAGGCTGTTTATTGGAACACCTACAGAGCCGACAGTTAGTTTAATTCATCTTGCGAGCGCCGCTCTATATAAGGGTGAAGAGTACCTTGCTACTCTGCCGAAGGAATTAGCAGCGTGGGCTAAGAAGTACCCTTCATGGGACAATACTGCTTATGTTGACGATATGATTAAGCGTCAAGAGCAGATTGCTGTTCCTGCTGCTGTAGAAAGTGCCGCCAAGCATGTAGATGAAGTTATTACTGAGGGCAGTCCTGCTAAGGTTGCTAAGGTAGTAGACGAAGCAGAAGAGGTAGCGGCTAAGAGTGCTGGTTTAATGCCAGGTATTTCTGTTCCTGTAGCAGAAAAAGCCGGGAAGGCTGCCGGAGTTACTGCTCACACTACTTCTGTAGGTAGCATCAATACTATGAACGCTGTTGGTGTTACTACTAAGCGAGTAGCCGGCAGGTTAGATGAGGCCGATAACAATGCTGCCAGAGAAGTTGCTAGGGCTTCTGGTGCTAAGCCTGTTACTGTAGATGAAGTAACGGTCAGTCCAGACAGTTTTAACAATAGTATTGGTGCTCGTTTAGCAGAGGCTTTTATTCCACACTATCGTATGCCTCATGTTCGTACTATTGAGCAGGATGCTTTTGGGCGTATGCAGGCTGCTCAGTCTTATTCTACTAGGCATTGGCGTACTCTGCATGACTTAGCCAAAGACCCTGCAAATGCTAGTATGGTTAAAGAAGGCTTAATCTCGTATGCTCTTAAGGGTTCTTTCCCTGTAGAGACTCTTTCTGACGAGGCTATTGCTATTCACAATCAGTTCGAGCAGCTAATTGGTACGTTCTTTAGAAGTGAGTTGTTCCAGGCTTACGGTAAGGGTACCACTACAGTATCCAAGACGGGTATCTCTTTAGAGCGTGCTAACTACTGGTTACGCACTAAGGGCGTTAGGGGTACTGATGGTAAAATCTTCCAGTTTGAGGACGTTCCTGGCGGTACTTGGGATATGTCTTGGCGCAACCTTGTTGCAAATATTACTGACGAAAACGCTGCTGACGTTGTTAGTGCTTTACATGGGGTAGAGCAAGGTATGTATTCTGCCATCGCAGAGCGTATTTTGTTTGATGATATGGTTGTGCGTTTTGGTCACACTAAGGCTGCTCCTGGTATGATTAAGGTGAAAGGTCACCCTTACTTTGAGGGCGGCGAAGATGTTTACCTTCTTCCAGAAATTGCTCAGGAAGTTAATCAACTTCTGCGTAACTTTAAGAAGGCACAGAACTTAACTCACAACAACATTCTGGCTACTTATGACACTGGTCTCCGTCTGTGGAAAACTGGTGTTACTATCTATCGTCCTGCTCACCACATTCGTAACTTAGTTGGAGACTTCTATCTCCTTCTTGCTGATGGTGGTAGGACTATGGACTATGCTAATGCTCTTCGTATTATGAGTCGTAACCGTTCTCGTTGGCGTAATATGCAGCCGGAAGATGCAATCATTCGAGGCATGACCCGCGAAGGTATGCTTAAGGGTGGTGCAGAATCTGCTTCTAGCGGCCCTCTTAAGTTCCGCAATAGTGCTACAGGTAGAGAGTTCACTGAGCATGAGATTATCTCAGCCGCCCACTCTAGGGGTATTTTCCAGAGCGCGGCTAACATTGAGGATATTACCTACAAAGGCTTAGAGAAAATTGACTTTGGAGAGAGCCTTGCAGGTATCCGGCCACTAGGAGGTAAAGGGCATGACATAGCAAGTGGTACAGCAGAAGCGCGAGAACACTCAGTTAGACTTGCCCACTTCTTAGCAGCCACTAGGACTGTAAAGGTTCCTAAGGCTATTCTTAAAGAAGGCGACGAAAAGGTTGCTGAGTATATCTTTAACCATGCAGCACGCCGTACTCGTAAGTGGCACCCTGATGGTTTGGATATGACTAACTTCGAGCGCTCTGTAGGTAGGCGAGTTATTCCCTTCTATTCCTGGCTACGCAAAGCCACACCATTAGTTTTACAAACAATGGCTATGCGTCCAGCCTTAACTACTGCATATCCTCGTATGCAGCGTGCTGGAAGTTATGCAGTAGACCCCACTAATCCCGAAGGTGAATTGCCTGGTGACCAATTCTATCCTGACTGGATTAGAAACTCTCCTTGGATGGTGTTACCTAAGATTGCTACAGGTGGGCCTGATGATCCTGCTTTTGGTTCTTTACTTGGATTAGGTCCTTCTACTCCCGGTATCGATCAGTTAAGAACTATGGTTGGAAGTGCTAATACTCCCGGAGAAATCCTACCAGAAGCACTTGCAGAGTTAGGCGGTTCTACAAGCCCGGCATTACGTGTTCCCTTTGAGTTGGCCGCTAATAGGGAAGTACGGACTGGGGCACCTATTCACGGAGACTACAGTAAGAATACGCGATACACAGATTATTCTAGTTACTTGTTAGAGCAGATTCCTATTATTGGTGAAGCATTCCGTCTAGGCGTTAAGAACAAAAACCCTGCTTGGATGGACGCACTTAACTGGGGTGGCGCTACGGGTCTTATTCCGAGCGGCGAATATGAAACCTCAGGGGAATTTGACGAGTTAAAGCGTCTGCGTAGAATTAATAGTGTAGAGTGATAATTTATGAAAGCCCGGAGAGGGTGGCCTCGGTTCTTGCCAGCCAGTCACCCACCGGAAGTCTGAGACTCGCTCCTGCGGCCTCCTGTGACGCCTGAGTAGGTCTCTGACCAGCAGAAACCCCCCGGTCCTGGGATGGGCCGGGGGGCTTTTTGCGTGCTGACTATTTAGTTATCCATTTAGACCGACATAGAAAAACTCAACTGGTACATGCTCATCTTTAGGACCTACCCATTGCATGAATGTAATCTTTCCTGGGGGAATCAGTCCAGACCCACTGGTATCCCAAGGAATTGCAAGTTGAATAGTACGACCCCCAGTTTTTTCTTCAGAATATAGAAAGTTACTCATGCTAGGCTCCTTCTAACTGCCTCTGCATCGAAGGTCATAATACCATTCTTAATGAAGTAATGATAGCCATGAAGGATTGCATCGGCCCCATGAGAAAACTTGTGATTGGTAGGCACTTTAACACCTGTCTGCATCGAAGTTAGTTTCTTGATGTTAGGCGGCTGCATTACTACGGTACAATTCCATCCGAGCGTAAACGACTTGATTAGCCCAATAATCTGCATTGTTTCGCCTTTAGTACCTACGTTTGCCTGTAGGCCACGCTTTGTAGGTAGAATAATATACTCTTCGATAACTACAGTAGTAGGCTCAGAACCGTAGGTGTCCTCAAATTGAGAAAGAAAAGAATGTAGTGTTTTTGCATCGCCTTGCTGCACTTCTACTAGGTTTCCATCACCTGTAAAAACAGCCCAGCCAGAAGTCTTACCAGGATCAATTGCGATAATCATTTAGCAACCTCGATCGGGTATAGTGCAAGAATTAAGAGTATCATAGTAGTGACGAAGCCGGCTAACATTCTGTAGTAGAAAGCCCTCATTACGACCCCCATTCTTTTGCATCTACAGCAAACTTAACACCAAAGTTAGGCTTAACATCTGCAAGCATTTCTTTGATTTGAGGTACTAGTTCATCTACTTTATCTTCTCGAATCTCTACTACGATTGAGTCGTGAACAGTTAGAACAATGCGAGCAACTTCCGGGTCTAGGGCTTTATTGACCTTAACAATTTGTCGCTTAACAATGTCTGCGGCACCGCCCTGAATCATTGCATTAAACGCCTTGTAAGCCTTGGTACGCTGTTCGGCTTTAGTGAAGTGGCGATATCTACCAGACCAGACCTGAATCTTACCTTTTTGCTTAACAATCAATTCAGCCTTCTTAGCAGCAGCCCTAATCCTAGGATACCTAGCGTAATACTTCTCTAGGATTTCTTGAGCCTCTGCTGCTGTTACCCCAAAGACGGTAGCAATACGATTTACGCCGCCCCCGAATTGGATAGTATAGTTTAGAGTCTTACAGTCTTGGCGAGGCATTCCTGTCTCGTTGGACATTTCTTGGAATACGTCACGATTTTCAGCAAAGACTGTAATCAACTTAGATTCGTGAGCGTATGCCGCACCTAAACGTAACTCCAACTGACCGTAGTCAAAGTCAATTAACCTAAAGCCTGGTGCTGCAATGAAGGCGCGCTTAAGCCCTCCATTCCAATCCTTACTCGAAGATCGGGGAATCTGCTGGAGGTTTGGCTTCTCACATGAAAGCCGTCCTGTACGAGTACCGTGAATCTTGTAGTTGGCACGTAAACGTCCGTCAGAGGATAGATAGTTAAGGAATCCACGATAGGAAGCACTAATTGTCTTTTGCCATCCTCGATACACCAGAACGTATTGCGCTGATGCATCGTTTCTTTGTTCCAAAAGGTGTTCATACTGTTCCATAGCCTCCTTATCAAATGACGGATTACCTTTGGCTGTTTTCTTTAATACTGGCAACTTTAGATCATCTAATAGATAACTTACTAAATCATTACCAGAAGGAACGAAACCTAGAGTATCTACTAGATCGTTCATAGTATGCGTGCCTCTGTTAATCTCACGCTCTACGAAATCTACATCTACTAAGATTCCTCTACCCTCGATATCAATAATAGTACGAATAAACTCTTGCTCAAACTCCCAGCCTTCTTCTGTCACGTCTTTCTTAAACTTAGAGAACAGACGCTCCCAAAGAAGAAGAGTTAAATAAGCATCGTGAGAAGCATACTCTTCTGTCATTTTAGCCGGTAGTTGTCCCCAGCCAAATAAATCAATCCACGCTTGCATTTCAGCAGAACGCTCTTTGTGAAACTCTGCTCCTAAGTAATGCCTACTAGTGTAATCTAAAGCTTTGCTAGGCAGGTTCTCATCTATCATATGCACCATAAGCATAGTGTCATAAAACTTACCTGTAAACTTGTACCCTAATACTTCTAACGCTACAAGGTCATGCTTAGCATTATGAAAGATAAGAGTATGCTTATAGAGTTCCTCAAAGAGTCTGTCAATAGATTCTTTGTCGTAGTTTTCATCCCCATGATTAACTGGGAAGTATACTCGATGAGGCTCAGAACCGCCTACACGGAAAGAAACGCTTACGCCTAGTACAAAGCCTGTACCGTCTCTTAAATCCTCAGCATTAGACTCAGTGTCTACTGCTACATTATCGGCCATAGACATAGATACTAAGAAATCGTCAAACTGCTTTCCTTGCATACCCCAAGCAGGAATACCTTCACTCTTAAACAGAGGGGCTTTAGGCTTAATCTTCATCATCCTCGAATACCTCTCCGATAGAAAGTCCGTGCTTGGGTTTGGGTGACTCTGTTTCTTCTGTAGAAGTCTCACCAGTAAAAGCAGAAGCGATATCTGTAATACCCGGTGCCTCTACAGGGCGGAATATCAGATCATCACCATGTTTCCAATGCATTACCTTCTGCAAACCTAGACGATTCTTAACGATGGAGACTTCCTTGAGTCTGTCTGAGCGCGCACCACTCCACATGGAGACAACGGTGGACGCAATAGCGCCAATATACTGGCTCCCGTAAATATCGTCCAGGCTATTAGGTTTCTTGTTTGCAGACTGTGCCTTACGATTGTGGTGGATAAGCCATGCAAAGAGATTCTCCCTTTCTACTAGATCGTCTAGAAAGTTCATAGTGCCGCGAATGACTTGATCGTCATTAAGATCACCAGGAGCAATCTGACCTAGAGAGTCAATCAGAATTCCGTCTGGCCTATGTTCGGCTACCATACGTTCTAGAATCTTTTGTCCAGCAGGAGTATCTAACCTAAACGAGCCTTTATCTACCTTAGTGATTAAGAAGTTCTCCTGTAGAGTTGCTTTCTCTACAGGAGAAAGATTCAGACCAGTAGAAATTTTGTTGAGAATGCTGTGGAGTGGTGGGTATGCCATTTCTTGAGATATGAACATAACTCGCCACTGACGATTAACATTAAAGCCACAGTAATTGCGCCCGAGCGCTAAGTGGATGCCGGCCTGAATAGCACTTTGAGTCTTACCTACACCAGCCTTACCAGACCACACCATAATTGTCTGAGCAGCAAGAAGGTCTTGGATAACCCACTCTACATCAAAGGTTTCTTTAAGGAAAGAATCAAAGCCATAAAGCGCATACGGTCTATCTTCGGGCATTCCCTGTAGAGGGTACTTTGCTCGCGCCCTACGAATAATGTTTCGCATCGTGGCTAAGGGCCGCTGATGATGCTTAAACTTCCCCCACATCATAGCGGCATTATAGAGAAGGCTATAGATTTCAGCGTCTGACATTTTAAGTTCAGCGCCGTAATAGCCTATCTTCATTAATGCTTCTGAACGCTTACCTTCTGGTACCTTACTGTGCATTAAGTCATATAGACCATCTGGCATAGCGTACTTAGCCATAACCCGCTTAGGGTCAGGAAGTTCCGTTAACTCTACGTCGCTAACGGAAACATTGTGATCTTCTGGAATCTCTAAGTCTGATAGAGTGTTCCAGAAGTTATGTCTAGCCGTAGGATTCTTGTGAAGTTTGCTAACTCTCTGTCCACGCTTGTGGTTAACAGTAAGCGGTGGTCGAAGAACCTGAGTTGCATCCCAAACAGAAAAATCGGCTCGCATGGAATAGGCAATTGCCTTGTTGATAGCCTCAATCTGGGCAACGTCTGTGCTGAAGGATTCCATCTCCCAATAGAAATGGATATGATCTTTTTGCTCTGAGGACAGTAGATAGAATGAAGGCTTTGTCGGAGCACCCTGCGGATCATACTCGCCGTCCGTTTCTGTATAAACTACATGAGAACCTAGGACATTACTCTTATCTGGCTTAGTCGGCTCTTTATACATACAAGGGCCGATATAGACGTCTAAAGTTTCACTCTGAACCGTAATGTCGTGAACGAGTCTGTCTCGTTCTTTAGGCCATTCATAGAAATGAGTTGCCCAAGCCCCCGACTCTCGATTAAGAGTGGGGGCGTAGACATATCCTTCTTGTGACCTATACAGCCGGTTAACGAAATCCGTTACTTCGGCCTTTGCGCTCTGCTGCTCAGCCAGTGTCATAGGCGGTCAAAATACCTCCTAACAATCTCTAGTGCTTGCCGCTAATAGCATTAAAGTGGCTCTTACGAATTCCTCTAGCGTGCATGTACCCGCGCTGGTATTGTCCTACACGAAAACTGATAAAACTTGCAACAGGTATTGCAAGGATAGCCACAGTAGTAACTAGCATAGGTACAGAGATTTCTGCTAGTGCCCTGTAGAGCCACATGGCTACTTGATACATGAAGTACCAGACACTTACAACACTGGCTAAGAATAGACTAATGACTAAGATATCTGACTTTGTAAACTGACTACTCTCTTCCATGCTATCTCCCTTATAGTAGAGAGTGGGCCGCCAGGGAATCGAACCCTGCTCCACAGATTAAAAGTCTATTGCATCACCACAATGCTTGCGGCCCTACCTTTTAGGTTTTATGAGACTTAATTTTACGAACAGCAGTCAAAGCCTCTGCAATAGTGTCAGTATGGTCACTGGCAAGAGTATACAAAGCCCGCTTTATTTCTAACTCTTTTTCAGCAAATTTAACTTTATCAAGAGCAATTTCTTCTTGATTCTTAGCCTGAAAAAGTAAAGCCTCTAACTGAACTTCTGCTGCTGATTTAGTAGCCATTAGCGCTCCGGTCCACCAAACAGGTCAATAGTTAACTGCTGATGCGAATTAAACAACTCTTGGTGGTTTTGGATTTGTACGGCTAGTTGTTCTTCTAGTTCTGCGATTCGCTGCTCTAACTTAGAGATACGACCTTCTAATGGAAAGCGCCTCTCACCAGGGTCAACTGCTCTCATAGGAACATCATTAAACTTAGGGAAACCTTCACCGGGCATTACAACCTCCTAATGGGAAACGTGCGTTACGTAGATTGTCATAGATGCTGGAATAGTAATTTCTGCTTTAGCAGACTTACCGTTATCAGTAATACTTACTTCATTTGTAAAATCTACAATACGGGACTGGCTAGGGTGAAATACTCCTAAATACTTTCCGTCAATATATACATGAAGTTGTGTTTCCTTATACTTCTTACGTTTCCACCACATACAGACCTCCTTGTAAGGTAAACCGCCTTAGCGCGGTAGTGGCTCTGGTGGGACTCGAACCCACAAGACATTTCTGTCGGTTGATTTTAAGTCAACTGTGTTTGCCATTTCACCACAGAGCCGTGGCCTCCCCCCTGCAAACTGAGCAAGAGTAGCAGCCTACAGAGGGGAGGGGTCTAGTTACTCAATAACCTCCACGGAAGTAATGTTGGTGTACTTACGACCATTACTCTCGTTGACGGTAACTCGAAGAGCGACGTGAGTACCCTCCAACTCAGCAGGATTACCAAGAGCCTGCTTAATCTTGTCGCTAGGAACGCCCAGATCATTAAGGCGCCGCTTAACCCAAGACAAAGCCTTACGCTCTTCTGTGGTCGGATTCTTCGGGTCCTCAACCTCAGGAATAGACTTCCAGTCCTGAACCTTGTATCCCTCGTAGTCACCATCACTAATAGTGAACGTCAGAGAAAGACCGTGACCGCCACCCTTCTCAGCAGAAACCTGGCGGATAACAGCCTCCGTCAGATATGCCTCATAGGTGTTAGCCGGAACAGAGAATGGGTCCTCAGGAATCTCGTCCCAGTCAATCTCAGCAAAAACGTTCTCTTCACTCATTACTTTTCTCCTTAGTTACTTGTTTAGCCAGTCGGCTAGGATGTCTTGTAGATTAGGACTTGTTACTACACTAGGCAAACCTCCAATTCTACTTTTGGCTTCTATACCTCTAGATGGCTGGGTCTGCAAGGTACGGACTACTGTCTCTCCCTTCTGGTCTGCCGCCATATACCCAACCATGTGCGTCATTTTGATAAGAGTTTGGCGCATCTTAGGGGAAAAGGCTGGCCGAACTTCTACCTTTCCGGTACGTTCGTCTTTATCTTCCCTAGTATGGGCTACCAAAATGACGTGCTTAGGGAGCATAAGCACAGGCTTAATGGCTCTGCGAATACGCTCAGTGTTAATACCGTAATCAGGTTGCGACGCACCAGAAAACTCAATGTCTCCCTTGGCTCGCTTTTCCATAACTAGGTCTAGATCATCTACTGCCATGCTAGAAGCCTCGTCAAGCACAATAGTATCGTACTCGTCAAGGTCGCCATTATTGGCCGCAGTAACTAGACCGTTAAGTTGGCTAAGCCCCTGGAAAGTAATGCGAGTAATCTTGTCTCGCAACTCTGGATGATTTTTCAGTGAAACCCAGTTAACCAGCGAATCAACATATAGAATCTTCTGACCAAGTGTGCAGGCTAACACTGTCTTACCTACACCGGGAGGGCCGTAAATGATTCCCTTAAAATTCTCATCGTCTGGTTCTTTATCTTCCAGACTCTTTAAGAAGGCTTCGTAAGCCTTACGCTCTTTCATATCCATTGTTACTCGCTAGCCGAAGAATGCTCGTAACCGTACTCAAGAGGCTCGTAGTCATGCTTGAGCATAACCGTAACATCTTCGCCTTCGAGTTTAGCGTCGCATAGAGTCTTGTAGGAACAGAACTTACATGCCATAGTGCTCATATTACGAGTTACATCTTGTTCCCAGTTATCCAAGGAAAGGCCGCGAAGAAACTCAATTTCAGCAGCAGTCTTAGCATCATCAACAAACAACTGCTCAATACGCCGCTTACTAGGCGTAAGTGCCGCTTGCTTAAATCGGTTATCCCTAGGCATCGGACCCTTGTTAACGCGAGTACGAATCTGATTAAGAATAGCCGTCTTAACTGGTATACCATTCTGCCTCAGAATACCAATATACTTAGGCATCTGAGAGTTAAAGCGAACCTGAGCAGGAGTGTAGAAGTCCCACACAAACTTGTGGTCCATGAGGATAAGTTGACCCTTGTAAGGGCCAGTCTTAGCAGTAAGCAAGAGGTCGAGTCGCATAGCGTATTCTACACCAGAAGGAAGCGTGATACGATAATCACGCTCTACTTCCTCAATATCGTACACACTGAGGAAATCCTGCTCAGGGATTTCTTCTAGCATATATTCAGAGATACGCTTACGCAGGTCAGCCAGCATATCCATAACCTCTGGCTCACCGCCAATGGCTTCTACAATCAACTTATCAATAACTGTAAAAGCCTCTGCTGCTGCCTTCTCTACATTCTCACCAGACTTAAGGGCAGAAAAGAAAGTAGCCAAAACATCATGGCCGATAATGCCCATAGAAAGGGCGCGACCACGTTGCTTTGGCTGCAATTTCATACCGTGATTATAGAAGTGCTGCATTTGACAAGTTCTGAATGTACTAATTTCGCTGTTAGAAACAACGCCCATTGCAATCTCCTTGTGGGCTGGAAGAGTAGCAGTCATGGTGTCTCTCCTTCTGACTTAGGGACATTATAACCAGGACGAGGATGGCAACTAGCACAAGCATCTGACCAGTCTGTAGCGATAGTTCCGGGATTTACAAGAGGCACAAAAGGCTTCTCGCAGTTTTCACAGAACCGGACAGCACAATACCGACTAGGAAGTTTGCATTTACCACAAACCCACCAGCCGGTTTTAGGGTCTAGAGACCAACCATCTTTCTGAATACATCTACAGATACGCAACTGAACACTAGGCGGTAGGTCTTTATAGAACTCTGGTGGAAAGTGACCGGGCTTGTAGGACTGTTGACTCATAGGACTACCTTACTCTGTGAAAAGTCTGGTGTCAAGAGCATTAGTAAGTATCTTAGACACCAAGATATGGATTTACTAGTTCTACTCCTTTCTCTCGTAGTTCTTCGAGATAGTCTTTGTAGTTGTGGGCTGTCTTGTTATAACCTACAGGAGCAAGACGAACTCTTGCATACTCTGTATGTCCTAACTTGGCTATTTCCACAATTTCATCTACAGAAAGAAGAGTCTCTGCATCATGGGCGCGCCAAAGAATAGTGGACATATACCGCTTAACGAAAGCGTCATTAAGACTGTGCCAACGATTGTGGCACGCCGTACAAATTCTATGTACGTTGCCTTCTACGTTAGCCGTAGTTAGAAGAATAGGGCCGTGGTGCCTGTGTTCTTGTTTACCAGGAGTACCACTCGCTTCTAAGCAGCCAGGAATAGGGAACATTCCTCCGCCAGCATAAGCAAGATTCATCCACTCACACGGCTCAGTCTTTTCCAGTGGATATAGTTTGGCTGCTCTTTTGCGCCCTGTAGATTTGAGGTCTTTAATATCTGTGTCAGCTTTACTCCACGTCATACCGTCACGACTACCAGTAGAGGGAGTTTTAGGCTCATCAGAGTAAGTATCTGTTTTTGGGCGCGAAAAAGCCCCGCAGCAACAAGGATGGCTCTCACACTCAAAGTGATAACCTTGGCCGCAGGGAAAGCAGAACTTTTCAGACACTTAACCTCCTGGTTAAAATCCCGGAGGTAAGGCCCGGCGTATAAGATGGCCGTCTTACCGGACCTTACCTACCGTGGGTTCTTAGGACTCGAACCTAAGTGTATGCCTTTAACCCGCCTTAGTTTTTATAGAGACTAAATACTCTTGGGGCCTACTTACCCAGTGTAGCGCATGTAAAGAACGCTCTCACCCTTAGAAGCCTCGACGCCATTCTCCTCGTCGGCCTCAGTAGCCTTCTCGGTGACCTCGTAACGAGCCTCCCACTTATCGGCAGGGAACTTCTTGTTCTCACCCTTGTTAATCTTGTTGGCCTGAGAAGCAGCGCCAGTAGCATAGTTAAAGGTAAGAACGCGGCCCCACTGACCAGGATTCTGCGGGAAAACTGCCTGAATAACAGCCCAGACCTCATCGTGCCGCTCCTTACGGGCGGGCGGCTCGGGAACCTGGGACTCATCGACAAACTCAATACCCAGGGACTCAAGCGAGAGAGTACCAGCGTCGGCGGTGGCGGTAGCCTTGGACATTTTGACCTCCTACGGTCTGTTCGGGACTGGGGACCTTCCCCTTGTCCTTGTTGCTAGTGCAACTCTAGCACGCCCTGAGCCAAAGTAGGGCTATTGGGCGGCAGAAACTTTTACCAGTCTCCCAACCCTCGCTCATCGAGCAACGAGAGGGTACGGGTGAGGCTAGGACTGGACACCAGCCGGGTGAGCCACTGATTAAACTGGGGAGTATCTTCCACAGGAATCTCAATGGTCGGGTTACTAATATTAACTCCAACAGACAAAGCGTTACTAGTATCAACATCTGTTTTCTGCCAGAGTAGAAGTGTCACTGTCAACTTTTTAATGTCTCGACACTTAGTTGCAGCATCTACGTTAAACTCTACCTCTAAGAAGCCACCACCAATACCTTGCTTGTGGTGTGTCATAGTTTGCTTAGACTCGGCACTCATGGGGCACACTCTCATCCGTATCCTTATACTTACGGCACTTAGGACATAGAACGATACGCTGAATTTCTCCCGTCTTATGGAAGAAAGTATACTGCTGACGACTAGACATTTCTTCTAAATCTTCGAGAGTAAGATTAGTTAGAGTCCTAGTAGGGAACAAGGTATCCTTATCTGTTACTGGAATATCTTCTGCTCTCCTGTACAGAGTATGAAAGGCTTTGTAAACATAACGCAAAGGAAATCTAAGAGCAACTCTAGAGGGGTCAGTTTCAGTATTCCATCCGGGAGTAATAACATTCTTACGCGCCATCTGAAGTATCTTCTTCCTCGTTGTCGATGTTAAGTAGAGACTCTTGGGAAATATCCGTAACACACAAGGTACAGCATCTACCGTGCGTATCTCTAGCAATACCTTGCAGAGCCTTATCACTCATACTGGCCCACAAGATAGAAGTACGTCTATCAATATTAGGACACTCAGGGTCTACATGGAAAACCCCGCCTGTAGATACTGTAATTTGTCTCAACAGAATCCCGTCCTCAAAGGCTTTAGGAGCGACCGCTCTTCGCTTATTGGGTCTGTAGAAGTGCCAAGTTAGACACATAGAACAGTTAACGATAAACTGTCCATCTTCTGTAACGCTTGCAATACTTTCGTAACCACCACAGGCATTACACTTTAGTTTGCCGGGCTGCTTACCCATGAGTCACCATTGGCTTCCTGTAGATAGAAAGTGATATCTTCTTCTGTAGGTTCATCACTACACTCACAACTACAGTACACCCTGGAAATTTCTACGTCAAGGGTAATACTATTTTTCTCATCGTCAAAATTTGGGATAGGGATATATAGAGGATACTCAACTATACAAAAGCCGTGCTGCCCCATCTTACAGAACGAACAAATAACGTGGTTAATACCCACAAACTTAGTTGCCATGAGCCTGCCCTTCGTGAGCCTTACCGAACTTGTCTTTATTGTCTTTATTAATAGGCTCTCCACAGACATTACAGAAACTTCTAAACTCAAGACGGCTAATCGCTTCCTTAAGATCAAGGACCATAATCATAGCCGTAGTAATGTTGACCTCAAAAGTTTTAGGACCACCCAAACCAGAATCAAAACTGTATAGAATGACAGTATCTGATGTAGGGTTATAAGAGCAAGTGTCTAGATGTTGATGATGCTCAGGAGCATTTCGCTGCCTACGCTTAACTAGGTCTTTAATAGTACCTACAGGAAGATACATGGTATTAACCTTTCTAAGTTAGGTCCGGGTCGATAGCCTGGTTCCACAGTAGATTAAGGTAAGCAATCCTCTCTTGTGGTGTAGAGAAAGAAGGGTCGTGAGATTCTAGCCAAGCAATAAAGTCATGCGCCCACGGCACGAAACCACTAGTAAAAGGCTCTACAATCTGCGGAGAGTAGATTAGTTCCTTAATAAAGGCTATTCGCTTCTCTAGTGCTTCTACTGTCTTTTCTCCTTGCAGCACTAGATTGTCCCTAGTCTTAAGGAATTCGTCATAAGGCAACCCAGCAGCCATAGAGAGAAGGTAGGTAAACAGATGGGGAGCGTTTTCTGCTAGGTTAAGATACCGTTGCGCGCCTGTAGGCATTTCGTTAAACGATCTAGTACCTAGTTGGAGAATACGACCATGTTCATCGTATGTCCATCGCTTACCCTTAATGCTAATAGCCCCACCTTCTCGAAGAATGCTAGGACTCTTAGCGCTAACTCTGCGATAACGCTTAGCAGGTCTACCGGAAGATTCGTCCGCCGAAGAATGCGGCTCTAGTTCTTCGATCTGGTTTCGCTCTACAAGAGTGGGAATACGATTTCTGAGCGTTCCCATAGAAACCCCAGTACGTTCTGACCACATAGCAACTGTATCACCTTCTTGTAGGTTGGTAATAAGATGCTCGTCAGTATAACTTTTACCTCTTCCCATGATTTTTCACCGGCTTCCATCGTGCATAAAACTCTATAGTAGCATAAACGTACCCGTAATCAGGATAATAGCCTTTAGCAATAGCGTAGGCTATATCAAAAGCACTACGCCAATCATAACTATGGATAACTTTATTTGTGGTGCTGTCACCCACTGTTTGTTCATATATAACCACCCACTGAGCAGTATTAGGGTAGATAATACCTCTAACACTTCTAGCAAGTTTTACAACTTTAGGCTTCATATCAACCTACCACAATGTAGCGAGCAACGATAACGTGGTTCCAAAGATAGCCGTCATAATTCTTGTCGTAAGGTAGCCCGAACAAAAGACCACTAAAGAAGGAGTCAGAGGCATAGTTCCATAGCGTCCCATTCTGAGGGAGATTTTCTAGAATAGACTCAGGAGGCTTACCTTCAGTGTCGTGAACATCATACCAATCACCCTTATAGTTCACGAAACGCTTCTCTGTCAGAAGTTCTGTAAACCTGTCTAGACTCGAAGCATGTGAAAAGATATAGCCAAACTCTGCTCGCTCTTTCTCAGGCAAATCCCACCAAGAAGTAAGTTCCCGAGCCTGCCAGTTAGAAGTTAGTTCGACGTGCGCCATTTCAGTGACCTCCTGTAGATAGAGATTAGTCGAGATAGATGCTGACCAACTTGTTAAACTGTGCCTGGGTTACATCTTTTCCGGCGAGGTACTTAAGAAAGAGGTTGCCAGGAAAAGCCAAAGCACAGCCGTTGTGGTTGGTGTTATATGTCAAGTGAAGAAAAACCTTGTGACCAAACTCATCAGCCTCCTTAGTAACTACAAACTCCTGAATCTTTAGAACAGGGTCGATTTCGGGCCTGGCACCAGGAGCGCTCTTTGGGTCATTGTAAACAGACCAGACAAAGTTAGCGACTCTAACCCACCAGTTAGTAAGAGAAGGGTCCCTAACGATAACGTCTGCTACAATCTCACCATCTAGTACCTTAAGCCAATCTACTACAACCGGCTTACCTGCCATCGGAAAATGAGTAGCCCACGCAAACTCAGCAGGCTCCGCAGCCCTGTAAGTAGCAACAGCATGGTCAATATCAGTTTTAGAATACATTTCCGGTGAGACCTTTCTCAGAGGGTGGCTAGTTCGTTAAGTTCGGCCATGTAGTTAAGAGCATCTTCGAGGTCCTTAAAGACCCCTACTGCAAAACCATCTGGTCCAATAACAGCGTACCAACTAGGGCAGAACTTGACTGTATACATTACTTCCACTTTCCTTTCCTAATTCGATATTCGATAGAGACCACTAGGCTAAGTACGCCTACGATTATTAACACAGTAACTGCTAGAATCTCGTAACTCATTAGTAGATACCTTCCTCTTCGGTACAGTCAGCACAAACAATGGTATGTTTAGTAACTAACTCCCAGGGACCTCCATATTCGGCTGCTCCAAAGAAGTAGATACATCCGGTACTACTATGAGCAACAAAGTTAGAGTCCACGATAAGCGCGCACTTAGTAGCCATTAGAGCATACCTCCCTCGATACCGTCGATCAGTCGCTGCTGCATATCAATGGACGATTCCAGACCGTCCACAATGTCTTGTTTTTCTTCGATAAGAGCAGCCATCCAAGTATCAATCGAGTTATTAAGTCGAATAACGTGGACGGTAGTTTCTTTGGTCTGGCCCATACGGTCGATGCGACCATAAGCCTGCTCAACCTTACCTGGGTTCCATTCTTCATCGAGAATAATCATCTGAGAAGCGGCAGTAAAGTTGAGGCCAACACCGCCAACACGGTAGTTAGCAAGAATGACCTGATACTTATAATTCTCAGGGTCAGCGGTGCGAGCATCCATATCGAGACGAATCTCGTTACGAATATCCTGGGGAGTATCGCCGTCGAAGATAACTGACGAGATACCGGCAACGTCTAGCCGACGCTTAATCTCGTGCAACGGCTGCTTAAACTGAGAGAATAGAACAACTCGCTCACCGCCAATCCAACGGTGAGTATCCGAGTCGTAGTCCCCAATAAGATCAGGGATAAGACCTGTAGGGCCATTACCAGTACGCTCAGGGTCTACGTTGATTACCTTGTCGATCTTAATAGACTCGTCACAGTCGGCGCGGAAAAGAACTACGCCAGTCTTTGGGTCCTTAAACTCAATACCTTGGCCCCAAGTAACTGCTTGACGCTTACGGGTAATCAGAGCAATAACGTGAGAAACTGGCATAGCCTGTCCCTCTTGCTCTAGGAGAATAAGTGCACGCTCGTTAAGTGCCCTAAGCATTTCGTACTGCTTCGGGTAATCCTGAGCGTCAAGATTTACGTTGTGGTATTGGATACCCTGAGGCGGAATCACGATACCCGCTGATTTCCGGTCACGCATTACGAAACGAGCGGCCAACTTCTTTGATAGAGACTCAAGGCCACCCTTACGGAATCGCCACTTACCATCGAAACCTTCATAGCAATAGTCTCGAAGGAAGTCTCGCTCACTACCAAAAGCCACAGGGTCGATTAGTGCCAACTGAGCACTAAGGTCCTGTGGCCTGTTAAGAATAGGAGTACCCGTCATGGGCAGAACATTCTGCACAGAGTTAAAGGTGAAGAAATCTCCATGCTTAGGTGCATATCCGCAGTCACCACAAACTTCGCTGCTAACACCAATAGCAGACTCATGCCGGCGGATATTACTTCCCCTACAGGAAGGGCACTGGTTAGAAGAAGTCACCATACTACGCAGACCTTTCCAAGCCTTAGTCTGGCGGTTCTTTGCGTTGTGGGACTCGTCGATGATAAGAGTGTCTGCCTGTAGGTTAATAAGGCCCATAAGAACTTCCTGGTCACGTCGCCATCCCTCGAAGTTAATGACGATAATAAACTCATCGAGAGTAGGGAGGACCATGTTAAGAAGAATGGACCGCTCGCCCTTAGAAAGATTGCCTAGGCGGATAACGTGAGGCGCACGGTGAGGCGCCCAGTGGGAAATCTCCTGGATAAAGTTATCTTGAGTGTCGTTAGGCACAACACATATTGCCTTCTTGCTCTTCACCATATCGAGATAGATGGTGGCAGTAAGGGTCTTACCCAAACCAGGCTTATCGGCAAGAATAGCGCGGCGTGCAACAGCGAGTTTCTTAGCGCCAGAGATTTGGTGGTCGAAAGCAAACTCTCGCCACGGCGCCCCAGCAGTAAGTTTGTCCAACTCGTCAGAAAGTGCGCGGAGTTCTTCGCGCTGACGTGCGGCGACTAGGGATTCCTGATAACGCCTCTCAGCAGATGCCATCTTTCTTTCGGCATCTTGCATTTTCCGGCGGGCATCCCTAACAGAGTTATCAATGTCGTAAGCCTTATTGCGGATTTCTCTGATCTGCTCGTTGAGAGCAATCTCTTCGCGCTTTAGTTCTTTCTTTGTTTCCTCTGCCTCAGCAATAGTGGCAGCGAGCGGCGTAAGCAACTCACGCAACTCAGCCAACTCTTTTGCTATTGCATCTGGTGTAGAATCGCCAGTCCCGAACAAACCAGCAACGTCGATGTTTTCACTCATGGCTACCTGCTCCTAGTGTTAGATGGCGTTATAAACAACGGTGCCGGTCGGGATAGCGCGCCGATCTACAGGCACGCGGTTAATCTTAATCTGCCACGCCCAAAGAGTCTTGCCGTCTAACTCTGGACCTTCCCCATAAAACCAGTTGGCAGCAAAGAAGTCCAGAGCGTCAGTCTCACTCTGGACAAGATAGTTCTTACCAATGGCGATAGGGGTGACCATATCCTCGATGAATAGGTTTCCCACGAAGTATTCAGTACGCTCAGGCACAGTCGTTACTCCCACTCTGGCTCTGGTTCTTTGTCAACTTCTGAATAAGCATCAGACGGTCAACAATGTCTGTCGCCATAAGAGTATTGTTGATGCAAAAGAGTTTCATAATGAACTCGGCTCTAGCGTCACGAGTACCTGTATATGCCTCGGGATACACTGACTGCTGATTCTTGACGACAGTTACAACGTCATTAACCATCTGAGAGTCGTAAGCCTGGGGAGACCTAACAGGTCCCTCAGTATAGCCAGAGACCTCAAGAGACTTCTTCATCGTGGCGATATGCGTAGGACAAAGCGCCACAACTTTTCCGTCCGAGAACTCGATAGTCTCGTAAGGAAGTGAGTGGCAGGTAGTATCCCAGGCACACTTAACTGTGTTGAGAGTGTTCACGCGGTAAGTCTTGCTCATTAGATGTGGCCTCCCTCGAAACCGAAAGTGTTACGGAACTT